CTTTAGCATATGGTCCTTTGTGATCAGCCTCTGACTCAAGATCTCTAAATTCTTGATTCTCTTCAGGGAATCCTAAACCTCTCATCCAGTTTTGAACTTCCATAAAGTTCTCAAGATTTTCATCAACTAAGAATGTCAAATTTAAATCACCAAAATCAATCTTATCTCCTGGTGTCGGAATATCTCTTAGATAGTTTGGTTGTATAGCAATTCCAAGACTCAAATCTGGGATGTTTGCAGATTGGCAGAAAAATGCAACCTTAGGACTTCTTCTCATTGAGAACTTGAATCCTACTGGTGCAAGAAAATTTCTATTTTCTATCTGACCATATGGGTTTGCTTTTGCCATTTAAAATTAATTACTAATAATCATGCTGTACCACTCTTCACTCATACCAGTGATGATGTGATCAGCAGATTCGTGATCCTGTGCGTAACCTTCTTGTATCAAATGTTCAACAACTAAATTATATTTTTCCAGAGTTTCTCTGGTTTCTCTAGGTGTCTGTTTCATTTTAGATATTTTATCCGTATTCTTATTTAGATAAAAAAAGAGGGGTCCGAAGACCCCCCTTACACTTCCTTCACACGTAAGGAAATTATATCACATCAAGTTCTTAACAGCAACTCTTCTGTAGTAGCGGTTTTGGTTGACGTGCAGTTCACCTGAACCTTGGTTGGTTCCTTCCGCGAATGGGTTAGCAACAATTCCGTAGCGGGTCTTGAAGCCAATTTTTGGTTGGAAGTTGTTCTCACCAACGGCGCGAACCATTTGGAGAGGAACGTAAGGACAGTAGAACAGTCCAGCGTCATAAGGTGAAGTACCTTTGTAACCTACGACGTAATACTGGTTACCAGGAGTTCCGTTAGCGGAAGTCAGGTTTGCAGCATATGGGTCGATGTAGACGCGGAATTTACCCATCAGGGTTCCAGCAAACGTGTTGCCGGTATCGTCAACATTGAGGTTTGCGTTGAGTGCAGGGGTGTAATCGAGAACACCAGCCATGGTCAGTGCAGATGCTACGTCTGCAGAACACATGACGATGTTGCCCTTCCCGCGACGAGTTCTTTGTGCGATGGCGTTAGCATCACGCTCGATTTGGAACAGGAGACCTTTGAACTTCTCAACACTCCAGCGACCGTTGGAGTCGATGTCAAGGTCAAATACACCAGCAGTGGCGGTGTTCTGTACAGCACCTTGCTCAGCAGTCTTGTAGATGGTTCTGATGACTTCGCGGTTGATCTCAGCAAGAATCTCAGTAGAGAGAATATTTGCGAGTTCCGCTTCAGCATTCAGACCATGGATTGCCTTAAGGTCCTGTGCCAGTTCCAAAGAGTACTCTGCTTTCAGAGCTCTTGACTTGGCGGTAACGGTGACTTTCTCGATCGAGAATGCCATCTGGTTGAAGGCATTGTTACCAGTGCCATCAAGAGATTCTGCGTCATCAGTACGCATACCCTGACCGACTTTATAGCCGAGGGAGGATGCAGAACCAACGGGATTCAGTACACCTGGGTTAGTACCTGCCTGAGCAGTAGTACCCATACCAGCAACAGGATCGCTCTGACCGTCTTGGCCGTTGGATGCCTTGTCGCGACCGGAGAATGCGGAATCGACTTCGTTGTAGAATGCCTCGCTGCCAGACTGGTTAGTATAGCGGGAGCGCATTGCGAAGATCAGTCCAGTAGGACCGGTCATTGGTTGAACGCCTGCGAGGTCATATGCGACCAGATTAGGCATTGCGCGTCTGATCAGCGAGATCAGAACTGGATCGAAACCAGCGGTTGGACCGCCTGCGGTTGCGCCAGCGGAGAAACCTGCATTAGCACCACTTTGGGTATTAACGTTAGGTTGCTCAGTCAGGAATGATCCTGAATCGGAGAAAGCATTTTGCTCTCTTAAAAACTTTTCTTGGTTTTCAAGCAGGGTAGCGGTGACGGCTCTCTTGTGGTTGTCTTCGATTGAACCAAGACCCTCATAATTGAGGAGAGGTGCCCACTTTTCCTGCAATTGCTCTGAATTGAACATTGCGGTTTTACCTAATTTAAATGTTTACGTTTGATTTAATATTAAAATCAGTTATTTGCTAAATGATGAAAGAGTTCTCAGGTATGCAGCCATCGAACCATTAATGGTTTCGGGTGAACTGTCAACACCCTCAGAAAGATTCTCTTTCTTAGCTGATGGAGAAACTGTTTTTGAAGGGAAATATGATTCCTTCAATGTCTCCAGTTTTTCACGATATTGATTTTCACTTTCAAACTCCACACTTTCAGCAAGTGAGGCGAGCTTCTCTTTCTGAGTCTGTGCAAGACCTTCAGAGACTTGATCTACGATTCCATCAGCAACCGACTCTGCGAGACGCTTGTTAAGTGAAACATTTTTCTCAATTTGCTCATTGAGTTTGGTTTCCATATCATCTAATTTTTCTACCATGCTCTCAAGTACATTATACTTTTCTTCAGGGATTGATACATAATGTTCTTCAAAAAGACTCTTCATTCCGGTAAGGAACGATTCGGTCATCTCACTCTTGAGACCTGCTTCAACTGCAAGTTGGTTCTCAGTGAACCACTCTTCAGCAACGTACTCAAGGTAAGAATCGACACGCTCATTTAATTCCTTCTTAATATCCTCAACTTCTTCAGCGAGAACTTCGGAATAGCGTGCTTCTAATGCTTCTTTGACTTCAGCAACTTTTGCAGTAATTGCTGTTTCAAAGATCGTGCGTGCTTTCTCTTGGAACTCTTCAGAGAGTTCTTCGCCTTGGAGAAGAGCATTAACATCTTCTTCGATGTCATACTCAGCAACGACTTCTTCTTCGACTGTCTCTTCTTCAGTAGTTTCTCCTTCAGCAACTACTTCATTTTCTTCAGTCTCTTCTTCGGTAACCACCTCATCGGTGACTTCCTGATCTTCTTCGACAACGGCTTCGGTATCGAGTTCTTCCTCTTCCTTCATGCCTTTTGCTGCTTCAGCAGCTTTAGCACCCTTGTTGATGACATCCTTAACTTGCTTAAGGGATCCACCTGGTGTCTTTAACTTGGCAGAATCATCATCGCTTTTATAATTCTCGGGGGTAGGACCACCGAGATCTTCATAAGAACCTGCTCCTGATGCATCCATTGCGTCCGCTGCTCCCGCTTTAGCATTTACAGCGGTCTTGGATTGCTTTGTGCCTACTTCCATTTCTTGTAAATCTCCACGAGACATTTGAACTCTCCGAACCTTGTACGAATTTAATCTATATTTATTTATAATTTAATAAATTACAATGATTTTATGAACTCATTGAATAAATTTAACTTATGTTCATCTAAACGTCTTTGATCAACCAAAGTGTTTATTCTTCTTTCAACACTCTCCGCAAATTTTTCACGAAGAATGCCACCATCCCAAATCCAATCTTTACCTTCCATGATACCCTGAACAAAGGCATCAGGTGCAGATGGATCTGCAACAATATCGGCAGCTGTCGCTAACATAAAATCTTCACCGACTTCCATAACTCCCTCTTTATTTTGGGAGATAGAACCAATACCACGGGATGAAACTCCGAGAGTGACACCTTCTTTTAAAAGTGACTCTGCAATCTTACCCATTGGTGTAGAAAGAATCTGTGCTTTTCCAATAAAATTATTACCTTCTTGCTTAAGAGAAACAATCTTATGCGAAACTCTATCGAGATTGACGGTAGGACCATCGGGGTGACCCAATTCCCCAAGAGCACGACCTTTAGAAATATAGTTCTCAGCATATCTCGCAACTTCTTTCTGCATCGTTGGAAGACGATACATTCTTTGATTGCGATTTACCTTTTCAGTTTGCAGAAAAGGACCCTCAATAAAGAGTTTCTTTTCGGCACCCCTACCTTCGGTGATAACCTTTACTGATTCAATTTCTTCTCTAATGAGTTTCATTTGACTTACGTGTTTTGAATTTGTTGGAAATAAAGTGCTCCACCGCCACCTGCATCAGCAGCACCTTGAAGAACCGAAATTCTTTGCGTTGTGAATACAGATGCTCCAGAGTTTGCAGTAAATGCAGTACTAATGCCAGTGGTATTAGCTTCAACCGTTACTGAAGATTGGAAATTTCCATTAATATCAGAGGTTGTATTTACAGCAGTAACTTGTGTATTGGAGATCAGAGTATTGTAGTTAGAGTCATTTGCATCAACCATAGTAATTCTGTCACCAATACCAAAAGGCATTTGAGTTCCTTCGGGTGCAGTAATAACTGTGGTTGTTCCTTTTGTAATACTAGCAACTACTTGAGATGCTTTCGTCATTGCAAGAGTTTCGGGTTCGCCAGTAGCAACATAAAAATTGGCAGCTGTCGCTACTGGATCAGTTCCAATTGCAACATGACAACCCTTTCCTTTTGCAACAACACGCAGTGCATTAGTCCGCACTCTAAAAGCAGATGAAGTTGTTGCGGTTCCAGCGATAATAACAGAAGCTCCTGCTCCTACTGGTCTTAAAGTCATTGATATACTCGGGTCATTTATTTTTATTTATAATTACTCTTCCGAGTCACCTTCGGCATCAAACATCGAAGTTGCTACTTGCGGCCGTTGAGTTTCTACTTTTTCAGCAGCTTTTGTATAAAGAACTTCTTTAATTTTGTCGCTGATTCCTGCTGGTGATTCATCAGCAACAATCATATCCATTAAATCATCCATGAAAATATGTTATAAGAGTAACATCAGATAGTATTTATAAACTATTAATTTCCCTGATCATGAGTGTATTGCAAAATCATTGCATAAGTTTTATATTTTAACGACATTAAGTATTCTTGTTCCTCTGCGGGCCGAGCAGGAGAACCTGGCCAAATTTCAATTGAATAGCAAATGTGATCATAAAACAGGCGAAGTTCATCGATTCCCATGGTTAATTGAACGTACCAATCTAGTTCTTCCTGAGGATCATAATCCTCAAACTCATCATACATCGTTATTTGCAGTTTCAGTCAAATTAAATTTCTCCCCCCTTTGGCAACTCTGGTGCCTCAGTGGATTGTCCCTGTTTTTCTAAATCAGGTTCCGTGATGGGTTGACCAAGATCCATTGGTTGACCAGTTTCAGGATCAATTGGTTCGACCATAGGGTCTAAAATAACTCCGTCTTTAATTTCTTTCTTAATGAGTCTATCTTGCTCAATAATTTCTTCATCTGTTTGACGTAGAATATGGCGACGAACATAATCTTGTGAGAAGTATTTTCCAATATAAGGTTCTGCTGTTTGAAGACTACCTAGTCTTTCGTTTAGCAGTTCAGACTCCTTAAGTTCGGAGAAGTGATTGTCATAGAGGAAATCATACTGAATGTGCTCACTCATCGTTTCCCAATCTTCGGGAGTAATTACATTCTTTAGAATTAATTGAGTCTTCAGCATGTCATTAAACATGTTGGAGAATCTTTTTCTCAAACGTCCAACAAACTTAGTAAATTTGAGTTCGTCTCTTAAGATCTCAGAAGATCTCCCCAAGTTAAATCCACCTTCTCCATCCATTCTTGAGGGGGGAACGTTAAGCGAACGGTAGAGTTTCTTTTTAAAATACTCAATATCAGTGATTTCGCCCAGATTTTGTCCTCCGGGGAGAGTAGTGATTTCTGTTCCTCTTCCGCCTTCGCGTCTTGGGAGCCAGAAGTCCTCAAGCATTGCCATGTGTTTTTTGTCATCACGAATTTCTCCAGTGGATGCGTCGTATACTAGTTTGTTACGATATCTCATCATAACATCACGCAGATATTGTTCTGCTTTGACTTTTGGAAGATTGCCAACATCAATATAGAAAATTCTACGTTCTGGAGCACGGGATAATCTATAGATGACCAGTGAATCCTCAATCATTCTTAATTGATTAAGTGACTTGATTGCCTTATGAAGATACGAAAGAACAGTTCCTTTGTTACGATCTACCAGACCAGATGTGCAATATGAAATAGCATCTTTTGTTATCTTAATTCCTTGATCCGAACCTTGCGATGCGATGGTAGAAGTTGGATACGAAAGTTTTGGATTATATATGAAATACTCATCAATTTCTGGGAACTGATAAGCCATTGGATCTTCTTCTAATTTGAAGACAGAAGCTCTCTGTATATTTGGATCAATTTTTTTCTGAACTCTTATATGACGCATTTTCATTGCATCAATATATCTAAGTTCTTTAATACCTTCTTCAGGTTTTTTGAAATCAATTACTTTATGATAGTAAATG